GGAGTAACCGATGTAGTAGAGGTTACATTGCTATATCCTGTTCCTTGAGAGCCTATAGTTCCTTGAGTTCCTATAGTTCCTTGAGAACCAGTTGAACCAGTTGTTCCTACAGTTCCCTGAGTTCCTACAGTTCCTTGTGAACCAGTTGAACCAGTTGTTCCTACAGTTCCTTGAGTTCCTACAGCTCCTTGTGAACCTGTTGAACCAGTTGTTCCCAGTGTTCCTTGAGAACCAGTAGTTCCTTGTGATCCGTTAGATCCTACAAAACCGGCAGTTCCTTGTGAACCGGTAGTTCCTTGAATACCGCCAATACCTTGCGACCCTATTGCGCCCTGTGTACCAATAGCCCCTTGAGTACCAAGTAAACCTTGAGTACCAATTGCTCCCTGTGAACCAATAGTTCCTTGAGAACCTGTTGTTCCTTGAACCGAAGTTCCTGTTGTTCCTTGCGTACCAAGTGTGCCTTGAGTACCACCCAAGCCCTGAGAACCTATGGTACCTTGTGCGCCAGTTGTACCAATCGTGCCTTGAGAACCAACCGTGCCTTGTAAACCAACAGCTCCTTGAGTACCAAGGTTTCCTTGGCTACCGATAGCGCCTTGTGAGCCTACTGCGCCTTGAGTTCCAACTGCGCCTTGTGCACCTACAAGACCTTGAGCTCCAACAAAACCTTGTAAACCAATAGTTCCCTGAGTACCAATTGATCCTTGAATACCTTGATAAGTAAGTTGTGTAGCGGTAAGGATAAGAGAAGGAATTTCAGGAGATGTTGGGGAAGTTCCAGCCCCAACAGTAGGCATAGAAACCTGTGTACTATCAGCACGCCAAATAAGTTCTATATAATCATTAGCATTTAGTTTAACTACATAGTTCCAAGCGGCCATGCTATAGCCGGGGGTTCCAGCATGCTGGTTAGGTACTGCAACAACACCACGAGAATCTGCAATATCAGTTCCATTAAGTCTTAACCAATAATAAGCGTTATTAATAGAGGAGGTGTCAGTATTTTGTAGCTGTGCAGAGAATTGAATGTTATAAACGCCAGCATATGAAAACTTAACTTGACTACTGTTTTGCACAGAAACGCCAACGTTATTAGGGTCTGAACTACTAAGCGGCAATGCATACGCTGTTGTTGTACTGGAGATAGTGTCAGTTGTTGTGTTCCAAAAAGATCCCCAGTAAGCAACAACGCCACCAGCACCTGTAGGACCAGCAGGACCTTGAACACCTGTACCAGTGGTTTGAGTAAATAAAATAGGATCTGTGCCGATTTGTAGCGTGTCGTTAGTTAGTGAACCATGACCATATTGAATCCACGATTGACCAGCGTGCGTATTACCCGCAACAACAAGCATAAAATCGCCGTATTGGACTTCCCCGGTACTGCTGTCATCGTAGTCAGATGCACGAGTAAGTTTCCAGTACGCAGAACCAGAACCAATAGTAGTAACTGTATAGATACCATTATTAAGAGTTGTTGCTTGATCTTTTACTAATATTCTTTGACCAACAGATGTGACTGTTACACCGTCAACTACAAGGGCGCCAAATGTTGTTGCCTGTAAATAGGCGCCAATACCAGTACCACCAGCAGAATCCGTACTTCCCGCTGTATACGTTGGAGAGTTAGGGAGAACTGCTGCAGTTGCTAAAGAAACCGATAAGTGAGAGTTGTTTAAGTTTGCTGGACCTATTAGACCTTGAGTTCCTTGAGAACCAAGACTTCCCTGTGAGCCAACAAAACCTTGAGTACCGATTATGCCTTGAGAGCCAACAGAACCTTGAGTACCAATTGTGCCTTGTAAACCCGTGGTACCTTGTGAACCAATTATACCTTGGGAACCAGTATTACCAAGAGTCCCTTGAATGCCTTGTGAACCAATAGAACCTTGGCTACCAATTGTGCCTTGTGAGCCAACCCCTCCTTGAGTTCCAAGTGAGCCTTGAGTACCATTAGTTCCTTGTGAACCTATTAGGCCTTGGCTACCAGTAGTTCCTTGAACACCTATTGACCCTTGCGTGCCTAAAGAACCTTGTGAACCTGCGGTGCCCTGCGCTCCAACAGAACCCTGGGTACCTTGTGAGCCAGTAATACCTTGAGCACCTTGAGCACCCGCTCCAAAAGTTTGATCTACTATTCCATAAATTCTAAACGCAAGAATTTGTGCGCTAGATGTTGAAGCGGCAGCGGAAAATTGTGCCGTTACACTTAGTACGGCGCTTGCTGATTGCGAACCAAATGTATAAGAAAGCACATCTGTGTATTCTGGTCCACCTTGACCTGTTGAAACTTGTTTTTGTACAAACGTTTGTGATGTTGTGGATCCTGTTTTAAATCTCCAAGTAGCAGTAGCCGTTCCTGCGTTAGTGCTTGTATCGTTTAATAATGTAACAACTTCTACTTTGTAGTTCGTAAACTTTGCTGCATCACTTGAGCCAATTGTGTAAGTTTTTAATGTAGTTTCTGTTGTTGAGTTTGTTAGGTTTGTTGACGCCGTTTCATCAGATAAAAGTGTGCTAATAATTCCTTGGATGGAAAAAGTTGAACCAACTGGTCCTTGACTTCCTTGAACACCCTGTAGACCTATTGTTCCTTGTGACCCCGTGGTACCTTGTGAACCCGTAGTCCCTGAACTACCTTGAGCTCCCAGTACACCTTGAGAACCAGTTACTCCTTGAGAACCTGTTGTGCCCTGCGCACCAGTAATTCCTTGAAGTCCAGTAGTACCTTGAACACCTGCATCAGCCCAAAGAGAACCGTCATAAACTCTTATTTTTTTAGTAGTAGTGTTAAAGTACGAGTCACCCGCGTTATTTCCCGTAGGGTCGCTTGTAGCCGCTAGTAAACCAAGCGGAACTAAGACCCTACGGGACACAAAAAACTCCTAATCTAACATTAGGCTCGTCCTACCACTCGGTACGACTGAGTTGTAAGTGGCGGTAGAGCGAACCCAATTGTAACTGATGTAGCATCAATGTAGAGAATGTCTGTTACGACCTCTTCTCGTGTGGTTGTGTCATAAACCGCGATTATCACATCGGTTGTTCCGAGGCTATGAGTGACTGTAAATGCTGTAGTACCGCTTCCAGAAGCCCCTGTTGTAGAGTCTCCAGTAATGGTTACTGCATACTTTCCAGTCTGCCCAGATACACCTTGAGTTCCGGTAAAGCCCTGTGAACCAGTAGTTCCTTGAGCACCAGCTATACCAATGGCACCATCTAGATTTACTGTCCAATAAGCAGTTGTTCCGCCAAATGTTCCAGTACCAACTGCGCGAGTTCTAGTGAATGTAAGTTCACCAGTTCCGCTGTTGTAACTAGATACTTGACCGTATTGAATTGTACTTAAATCATGGGCGATAACAATGTCTTGACCAACGGAGTATTTAACCGCTAAATTATTAACAATGATTGAAGTAGAGCCCGAACTACCAAGCAAGAGTGAACTATCAGATGTAGTGGAATATTTATCTCCATCTAAACCGGCAGTACCGAGAGTACCTTGGCTACCAACAGTTCCCTGAGTTCCAGCAAGCCCTTGAGTTCCAACATAACCTTGAGAACCAACAGTTCCTTGAGAACCAATGGTTCCTTGGGAACCAACAGTTCCTTGTGTACCTTGTACGCCCTGAGTTCCCGTGGTTCCTTGTGAACCAACTGTGCCCTGAGTACCATTTAGACCCTGTGAACCAACAGTTCCTTGAGTACCCACTGTACCTTGAGTACCAGTGGTTCCTTGAGCACCAGCGGTTCCCTGCGAACCGACCATACCCTGTGTACCAAGAGCACCTTGAACACCAAGTGTACCCTGTGAACCTACAGTTCCTTGAGCACCTGTAGTTCCTTGAGTACCGTTAGTTCCTTGTGTTCCACCGAGGCCTTGAGCACCGTTGGTACCTTGAATTCCTTGAGATCCGATAGTGCCTTGAGAGCCAGTTACACCTTGGATACCAACAGCACCATCAAGGTTGATAATCCATGATGTAATGGCTGTCCCTGAGCCGATAACGCGGTTAACATTTACAACAAGGTCTGTTCCATCGTAAGAAACAACTGTTGCGTACATGATGTTGTTTACATCTTTTGCAATAACTACATCTTGACCTGTTGAATATGAAAGGTTTAGATCATTAAGGGTAAAGGTAACATTACTAGCTACCGCAATGTCATGTGAGGTGCTAGATGTAGTACTGTACTTGTCTGAATGTCCAGTGGTACCTTGCGCACCGTACGTACCTTGGACACCTTGTGCCCCAACCGTACCTTGGGTTCCATTAACTCCCTGAGTTCCAACTGTACCTTGAGAGCCAACTGTACCTTGAGTACCTACTGTACCTTGCGTACCAACGGTACCCTGAGTTCCGACTGTACCTTGGGAACCTGTTTGTCCTTGAGAACCAACAGTTCCTTGAATACCATGTGTACCTTGTGTGCCTTCAGTTCCCTGCGCTCCAGTAGTGCCTTGTGAACCTACAGTTCCTTGCGCTCCAACAGTACCTTGTGTACCAGCAAGACCTTGAGAACCTATTGTTCCTTGCAAACCTGTTGTACCCTGTGTTCCGCCCACACCCTGTGAACCAATTGTGCCTTGGCTACCAACTGTACCTTGAGAACCGGTATCGCCTTTAACACCTGTTGCACCATCTAGGTTAACTGACCATGGGGTAAGTGCTGTACCAGTACCAACAGTATCTGTAACAAGAACTGTAAGTAGTGGATCACTGTAGGTAGTTACCTTTGCGTGAATAAGATGAGTTGCATCATAGGCAACAACAACGTCTTGACCAACGGAGTACGAAAGACCAGTGTCATTAAGAGTGAATGTTACGCTTCCGCTAACTGGAAGATTAGATGCAGTATTGGAAGTGGTTCGGTAATGATCAGAAACACCGACTGTACCTTGAGAGCCAATTGTTCCCTGTGAACCGATTGTACCTTGAGAACCAACCGCGCCTTGAGTACCAGTTGTACCCTGCGTACCAGTTAACCCCTGTGAACCAACAGTTCCCTGTGCGCCAACAGTTCCTTGTGTGCCACCTAAACCTTGTGATCCTACAGTTCCTTGTGAACCTACAGCTCCTTGAGTTCCAGTAAAACCTTGTGACCCTACGGTTCCCTGTGAACCAATAGTTCCTTGTGTGCCATTTAATCCTTGTGAACCTAAGGTTCCCTGTGACCCCACTGTGCCTTGGGTTCCGACCGCACCTTGGGAACCAATTGTTCCTTGAGAACCAATAGTGCCTTGGGTTCCATGAGTTCCCTGGGTTCCATCAAGTCCTTGTGTACCTGTTAAACCTTGTGAGCCTGTTGTACCTTGAGCACCAAGAGTTCCTTGCGCACCTGGGCTAATTGCAACCCATACGGTATTGTTGTAGACATAGAAGTATTTGTCACTGGTGTTAAAGTAAACTTGACCCTGCTTAGGCGCGGGGCTTGTTGGTGCTGCTGCAAGATTTTGAATGACCGCATTTTGGAGCTCAAGTTGAGTAAGGTCAATTGCTGTTAGAAATTTACGTGCCACTTTATCTCCTTAAGATAAATAAGCCTTGCCTGAAAATGCGGATGAAAAGGTGACCGTAATTGAGTCCAAATTAGTGTAAGAAATCTCGCCTTCGTAAATAGTACCAGCAGAATCTTGAACTGTAACGTTAGGGTAGAAATTTAAATTATGATTAATAACCCATGTATTACTGGATGATCCTTGTAAATGGGTATAAGCCACACGAGATGTTTTAAAGTAAAGATTAGCGGTACCTTCAGTAAGGTCATCAGTAGAGCCTAAAGCCGCGGCAGCAATAGCATTTAAAACATATTGGGCGCTGACCCCACCACCTTGTGCACCTTGAGCTCCTGTATAGCCTTGCACACCTGATCGTCCAGTGGTTCCTTGGGAACCATGCCCTCCCACCAGCCCCTGTACCCCTTGTGCCCCCTGTATACCTTGTGACTGTGCATACCCATAACCTTGTGCTCCCGTTGCTCCTTGAATACCTTGAGCAGCGTACGCGCCAGCAGTGCCCTGTGCGCCTTGAAGTTGATTATAACCACCACCCTGTATGCCTTGAGTACCTTGTATACCTTGAGCACCAGCGGGTCCCACATTGGCTGAGTTAACAACAATAGGACCTACGGATTGAGAACTTTGAGTAATTGTCTGGATAGATACGACTATAGGTGCTGTAGGAATTACAGTTATAGCGCATTCGCACGGGGAGCAGTTACATGTACCACAGTAACTCACTGGTTACCAACTTCCGTAGGTACCAACATCAAGGCTCACGGCCTGAGTCGTAAAGACTTGCCCCTTAATATAAGTTGTTACCTTAGTGTCATCGGTTTTCAAAGTTGCTGTTAAATCCCAGAAAGCGCGTACTGGAAGATACTCAGTGTCGCTGGGTTGCAGTGTTAGTGTGACTTTGCTTAACGAAGATGTATGGGAAGTTACAGTTATGCCAAAATTAGCATATAAAGATGGGGCATTTGGATAAGTTCTAATTTGAGCAGCCCAAGCATATAAAGAAGCGTCAAATGGAAAATCAAATTCAATAGAAAAGTTATTACCTTGATAGAGGACAATGTCGTAATTTTGAGCATTAGTTGGTAGGGGGGATCTACCTGTAAGGTTGTTCTTAATGTAAACTCTCTCCGGCTTGCGGGAGTCATCTACCTCTTGACCAACATAGATAGGAACATACTTGTTAGTTGTGCGGGATGTCCGAATAAGAGTTCCCATTTCAATCTTCCACAGACCTACATTTAATTGTGCACAGAGGGTCTTGTACTGTTCCCAACGTTGTTGAATGATTCCTGTTAATTGGCGATAGCGCTCAGATCGGGGAATATTAACACCGTCTGGGGCTTGAATATCAATATCAAATGCGGAGTCTGTAGCTAGCGCCCACAGAGCCTCAATCGTGGCTAAAATAGCAACTGGGTATTCCTCAACAGCATCTAATGATGAGATAGTCACTTGAGTGCCAAAAGAATCTACACGGTTATATGTATGCTGGTTTACAGCATCATTAATAAAATTACATAGTTCAGAGTCTAAAAAATAACGATCTTGAAGACCCGATACAGCGATGTTTGTTGCGGCTACTGGGGCGGTAGCAAAAGTTATGATCCCAGTATCTTCCTCGATAGTATATCCATAAGGATAGGCAATAGGGTTATTATTGATAGTTACATAGAGATTAGTTGTCTCAATAGGCTTAATGCCTGTGGGGAATATGGTAGTTGTTCCATCGCCAGTGGCGGTAAAGTTGAAGTTTTTTTGTAAGTCGCCTAGTTCTAAACGAACTCTAGAGAGTATGTCAGAAAACGTTGCCACAAAAACTCCCTACACTACGGTATGTCTAATGATGTCAATAAATAGTTAAAAAATCTGTGCAAACGAAGAAGGCGCCTTTTTATAGGCGCCCACTTCTAACAGGTTATTTTTAGATGACGCCGGCCAAATAGCCTTTTTCTTTAAGATGCTGGGCTACATGTTGCTTAACTTTATATTTTTGACCCGCTTTAAAATTATAAGTATTTCCATGCCCAAGAGTCATATTTTCAAGATCCTGTACTACACGAATCTCTACTTCATCTTCTTTAGTAGAACCTACGGTAATTACCTCATCGACAATCACTGTGGCGCGGTTTGGCTTTGTAGCGTCTATAACGTTAGTTTCTAGATCTACTTTTGCCTGAGCTGTTGCCATAGACATCTTGTTTGCTGCTTCTTGTTGGGCTTCAATAGCCTGATCTTGAAGTTGCTCACGCATGCGACCTGTTACGTCAGTGGGTTTTGATTTTGTTGCCATTAGTTTTCTCCAATTTAGTGTCTCGGTTGAATAAAGCGGGCCCGAAGGCCCGCTCTTTACGCTTATTAAGTTTTTTTGAGGCTAATTGGTCTCCGCAATTACTACGCTCTGGTCTGTAATTAGACCAAGACCGAAGATTGAGTACCAAGCAAGTGCGTGCTCACGACCGAAGTCCAAGATACCGCCATCGCGGAGTTCGACTGGAAGTGAGATAGCATGACCGAATGCGTTATCTCCAATGAAGATTGCGCTATAACGATCAGAACCACCATTACCTGTGTAAGTAGCAGGGGTTGTGTAACCTCCGCCAGGAACTACCACAGGTGAAGCAACTGCTGTATCAGCTGAGTAACCAGAACCAGCGCCACCAGCAACCTTGAGAACCTGAGTGGTCTCAATAAATACTGTGTCGTATAGACGACCGATCTCACCGAGCATGAAGTTACCAGGAGCGGCATACTTCGTTACTTCAATGAATTCAGGCATGTCACGTAGACGACGTGATTGGTGAGGGTGAACAAATGCAACGTAAGTTTCGCCCAAACGAGGGATATTCTTGGTTGCTAGGGTCTCGGCAGCATCTTTGATGGTGCGA